ATCAAGATCTATTGGACCAACAAAAAAGAACGGAAGAAGTGATGCAACGAGTCACCACGCTTTCCGAAGAACACGCCAAGGCTGTAGAAGAGGTCAACGAGATCAGAAAAAAGTTCGCCAAACACAACTTGGATGTGCTTTCATTGCGAAAACCAAAGCTCATTGAGAAGATAATCAACAATGGCACCAAAGGCGTCTTGCAAAACTTGGAAGTTATTACCGATCCTGCTAGTTCTTAGCGGTTGTTCTCTGTTACCATCCCAAACGGATTCTCCCAAAGTCCAAGCAGTCGAAGTGGTTACGGTCGCTAAAAACCCCGTGAGGTATCATCCTCCACTCCCAAATGCCGTAGCCACTTTGCCTGTTGAGTGGACTGTTCTTACCCCCGAGACAATGTCAGAATACCTCGAAGATTTACGCGAAGGTAACGCGCCCACAAACGCTTTTTACGGATTGACCACTAAGGGATATGAAAACCTTTCTCAAAATATGGCAGAGGTTACTAGATACATTCGACAGGTTTTATCCATCATTGAGTATTACCGCCGCGTCGATTCAGAACAGGAGAAAGCAAATGAGAACGAGTGAAGAGGGAGTCGCGCTTATAAAAAAATTTGAAGGTTGTGAGCTGAGCAGCTACCAGTGTTCTGCCGGTGTACTTACGATCGGTTACGGACACACGTTAGGTGTTCAGGATGGAGATACTTGCACACAAGAAGAAGCCGAAAGCATGCTCAAAGATGACTTGGGTGTTTTCGAGGAGGCAGTCGATCGGTTGGTTAATGTAGACCTAGAGCAAAACCAATTCGATTCTTTGGTTGCATGGACGTTCAATCTTGGTGAAGGCAACCTTAGAGAGTCTACCCTTTTGAAGGTTTTGAATGAGGGAAACTACAGCGGAGTACCAGAACAAATTAAAAGATGGAATCGAGCCGGCGGTGAGGTTCTTGATGGTTTGATCAGACGCCGAGAAGCAGAAGCACTATTGTTCGAGGGCAAGCCCTGGGAACATGTCTGAGGTAGCACTCAAAGATTTTGACATACTCTCTGATGCCGATAAGGCAGAGGCGATGGCCCTGCTCAATCGGTATAACGCCCTAGAGAAACAAGAAGATTGTCAGGAAGATTTCATATCTTTTGTGAAAAGTCAGTGGCCTGATTTTGTAGAGGGCAGACACCACCGCATCATTGGCGAGAAGTTCAATAAGATCGCGCAGGGTAAACTGAAAAGACTGATTGTATGTTTGCCACCCAGACATACTAAATCAGAGTTCGCCAGCACCTACTTCCCAGCCTGGATGATGGGGCTCCGAGGTAATCTTAAGATAATCCAGACTACGCACACGGCTGAGCTGGCTGTACGGTTCGGCCGTCGAGTCAGAAATATTATTGACTCGGATGAATACCAAGAGGTTTTCCCCAAGCTCAAGTTAGAGGCAGACAACAAGTCGGCCGGTCGATGGACTACTAACCAAGGAGGTGAATCTTTCTACGCTGGTGTGGGTGGTGCTATCACCGGTCGAGGTGCTGACCTTCTAATTATCGATGACCCAGTGTCAGAGCAAGATGCGCTTAGCCCTACCGCTATGGATTCTATATACGACTGGTATACATCCGGTCCTCGGCAGCGTCTTCAGCCTGGAGGCATCATCGTCATAGTCATGACACGATGGAGCACCAAAGACTTGGTCGGCAAGGTGCTCAAAAAGCAGGGCGATGATTATGCGGATCAGTGGGATGTCGTAGAGTTTCCAGCCATTATGCCTGAGTCGGATGAACCACTTTGGCCAGAGTTTTGGAAGAAAGACGAGCTGCTCGGAGTGAAAGCCTCTTTGCCTATCGGTAAATGGAACTCTCAATGGATGCAAAACCCCACTGCCGAGGAGGGCTCGATCGTCAAGAGAGAGTGGTGGAGAGTCTGGGAAGACGATGACATACCGCCATACTCTTACGTCATTCAATCTTACGATACGGCTTTCAGTAAAAAAGAGACCGCTGACTACTCTGCGATCACTACCTGGGCAATCTTTCAGCCGCAAACTGACGGGCCTGAACAAATTATACTATTGGATGCTCAGCGGGTGCGTTTAGATTTTCCTGATCTGAAAAAAATGGCTTGGGAAGAATACAAATACTGGCAACCAGATTGTGTCTTGATAGAAGCTAAAGCATCAGGCACTCCGCTTACTCATGAGCTTAGAAGGATGGGTATTCCGGTAACAGCCTATACACCATCTCGCGGCCAAGACAAAATCGCTAGAATGAATTCGGTAGCACCTATATTTGAAAGTGGTATGGTATGGGCTCCAGATAGACCATTTGCGGAGGAAGTGGTTGAAGAAATGGCATCATTCCCATACGGGGATCACGATGACTATTGCGACTCCTCCACGATGGCGCTGATGAGATTCAGACAGGGTGGCTTTGTGAGTTTGAACGATGACTACCCAGAAGAGGTACAACTGATGAACCACAACAGGACGGTATTTTACTAATGGCTGTAGAGAAAAGACCTTTAGGCACTGAAGACAACCCAGATGTCATGGTTGCTGGTAACTCAGTTGATGTTGAGGTAGAGCCATCTCGAGCTGACCAGCTCAGAGAAGCAGTAGAAATACTGGTCACGGAAGAGAACATCTTAGTCGATGATGAAATAGATGAGGTGGCTCAAGCGCCTGTCACTGATTTCAATGCCAACCTCGTGCAATTTATTGACAAGGCAGATCTAGGTCGTTTGGCTAACGATGTCATATCTTCAATCAAAGGAGACAAAGAGTCTCGAACCGATTGGGAAAAGACTTATGTCGATGGTTTGAAGTATCTCGGCATGAAGTTTGATGAGACTAGAAGTCAACCTTTTGAGGGTTCCACTGGTGTGATTCATCCGATCCTTGCTGAAGCGGTCACACAGTTCCAAGCCCAAGCTTACAAAGAATTGTTGCCGCCCAAAGGTCCAGTTAAGACAGAGATTGTGGGCAACCGTACACCTGAGATTGAGAACCAAGCAGAGCGGGTCCAAGAGTTCATGAATTTTTATCTCATGAATGTCATGGAAGAATACGATCCCGAGCTGGATATGCTGTTGTTCTATCTGCCCTTAGCCGGTAGCGCATTCAAGAAAGTCTACTACGACACCACAATGAATCGGGCGCTCTGCAAATTCATAGCCCCCGAAGACCTTATTGTCCCATACGAAAGCACAGATTTATTCAGCGCAGAGCGTGTCACTCATGTATTGAACATGAGTAAGAACGAAATCAAAAAGCAGCAGCTATCTGGTTTCTACGCCGATGTGGAGCTGAAAGGCGAGAACTACTCCCTCGATCGAGATGAGATAGAGGAGCAGATCGATGATATCGAAGGGCTGAAGCCTGGATATAAAGAGAGTCGAGATCATGTAGTTTACGAAGTGCATACGATTCTGGACCTACCAGGTTTTGAGGACACAGATGAAGCCGGCCAGATAACAGGATTGAAGCTGCCCTACATAGTCACGATCGATGAGACAACTAACCAAGTCTTGTCTATCCGAAGAAACTATCAAGAAGCGGATCCTCAGAAAAACAAGATCAACTATTTCGTTCAATACAAGTTTTTGCCTGGGCTAGGATTTTATGGTCTAGGCTTGAGCCACATGATAGGTGGCTTGGCGAAAGCCTCCACTTCTATCCTGCGACAGCTCATAGATGCAGGAACTCTCGCAAACTTGCCGGCTGGATTCAAAGCCAGAGGTATGCGAATCCGAGATGAGTCGGAGCCTTTGCAGCCTGGAGAGTTCAGAGATATTGATACGACTGGTTCATCTCTGCGAGAGAACCTCATTCCCTTGCCTATCAAAGAACCGTCAAACGTTCTGATGCAGTTGCTTGGTTTGCTGGTACAAAGTGGCCAACGCTTCGCCTCAATTGCAGATATGCAGATTGGTGACATGAACCAAGCCATGCCAGTCGGAACGACCGTGGCACTCTTAGAGCGTGGCACTAAGGTGATGTCGGCTATACATAAGAGACTGCACTATTCTCAGAGAGTAGAGTTTCAGTTGCTGGCTAAAGTATTCTCCGAATATCTGCCACCTATGTATCC